GTCTTATTTCATTGAAGGAATCTTTATGCAAGGCGATATTAAAAACCGCAATGGGCGAATTTATCCTTCAGCGGTTCTTGAAAAAGAAATGAATCGCTATAGTAAAGATTTTATTGAAACAAAGAGAGCTCTTGGTGAGCTGGGACATCCTGATGGACCAAGCATCAATGGCGATCGAGTATCTCATCTTATTACTGAGATGAACAAAGACGGCTCCAATTTTGTTGGCAAAGCTAAAATTCTTGGCACTCCTATGGGAATGATCGTAAAAGAATTTATGGACGAAGGTGTGAAGGTCGGTGTATCTACACGTGGCCTTGGTTCAGTGAAGCAAACAAAATCAGGTATCATGGAAGTACAAGATGATTTTCATCTAGCTACCGTTGATATTGTAACGGATCCTTCGGGCCCAAATTGCTTTGTAAACGGCATTATGGAAAACACTGAGTATTTCTATGACATTGCTTCGGGCAACTGGTTACCTCAAATGGAATCAGTAGAAGAAGTAATTGAAGAAATACAAGCTGAAATTGAAAAAGAAGTTAGAAGAGTAGTTCACAAAGTAGATGAAAGCACGGCGGCTCGCCTATTTGAGCGCTTTGTTGGTTCTCTGAGAAATTAATTTTTTAATAAATAGTAAACATATAGTAATAACCAAGACTAAATAAAGGGAGTAGAACATATGTCAGAACTAGACGAAAAGTTCACTGTCGATGATGGCGGAAGCACTGTAAAATCTTCGGAAGTTCCAGATGCAGCCACACCAGCAGGTGGAACAGTAAAAAAGAAAAAGGCAGATGTCAAAAAAGCAGTTGATCCAACTGCTGATAAAGTTGACGCTGCGACTCCAGGCCAAGGCTCTGTTAAAGAAGATGCGGAAGTAGATTCAGAAGCAGTAGTAGAAGAAGTTATTGAAATTGATGAATCAATCTCAGCAATGTTCGAAGGCATGGACTTATCAGAAGATTTTAAATCCAAGGTAACACTTGTGTTTGAAGCAGCAGTAAATGAAGCAGCAACTTTAAAAGCTGACTCACTTATTGCAGAAAAAACAGAAGCTCTTGAAACTGAAATGAATGAATCAGTTGCAAAGATCACAGATGGAATCGTAGAAAATTTAGATTCTTATCTTGATTACGTTGTAGAAGAGTGGATGAAAGAGAATGAATTGGCAATCGAAACTGGTGTTAAAGTTGAGATGGCTGAATCATTAATGGAAGGTCTTAAATCATTGTTCACTGAGCATAACATCGAAGTTAACGAAGATACTGTTGACGTAGTTGCTGGCTTAGAGGCAGAAGTTAATGAACTAAAAGACACCGCTAATGAAGCTATCAATGAGAATGTTGCATTAAACAATGCAATTGCCGCACTAAAAGCTGAAAGAGTATTCGAAGAAATGACGGAAGATCTCACTGTTACACAACGTGAGCGTTTAAAAGTTCTTTCTGAAAAGCTTGATGTTGGTAACATTGATGAGTATTCAACTGACCTAACAACGTTAAAAGAATCTTTCTTTGCAAATAAAGTTGTTGTAGAAGAAGTTGCTGAAGAAGAAGAAATCATTACTGAAGAAGCTGCTGAAAAGCAAGTTGCTCCAGCTTCTGATTACAGCTCAATTAACGCTTTGGTCGGTGCTCTTAATGCAAGATCAGCAAAGAATAATTAATTATAAATAGATCCAGATAGAACTTATTTAACAAGGAGATAGACAATTATGGCACAGTCAAACTATCAAGCTCTTGTCGAAAAGTGGGGCCCAATTCTTGAGCACGACTCTTTCGCAACAATTGCAGATCAACACAAGAGAAGCGTAACAGCTACAATTCTCGAAAACACAGAGAAGGCTTTAATGGAGTCAGGCGACATGTCTGCATCTATGACTGGTCTACTTTCAGAAGCTCCAACTAACGCGGCAGGCGCTGACGGATTTACATCCGGTGCAACAGCAACTGGTCCGGTAGCTGGTTATGATCCAGTACTTATTTCACTAGTACGTCGTGCAATGCCTAACTTAATGGCATACGACATTGCTGGTGTGCAGCCAATGACAGGTCCAACAGGACTTATCTTTGCAATGCGCTCTAAGTACACTAACCAAGCAGGTGCAGAAGCATTCTACGGCGAAGCTGATACAGACTTCTCTGGTGCTGGCACACATGCACAAACACTTCCACATGCATCACCTACTACAGGTACTGGCATGGCATTGAACGCAGCTGAAGCATTAGGCGACGGCGGGGGCACAAACTTCGGCGAAATGGCTTTCTCAATTGAAAAAGTTACAGTAGCTGCAAAGTCAAGAGCTCTAAAAGCGGAATACACAACAGAGCTTGCTCAGGATCTTAAAGCCGTACACGGTCTAGATGCTGAAACAGAACTAGCGAACATCTTACAGTCTGAAATCTTAGTTGAAATCAACCGTGAATTAGTTCGTACAATCTACACTGCAGCTAAACCAGGTGCAGCAGGTACAGCAACTCCAGGCACATTCGACTTAGATGTTGATGCTAACGGTCGTTGGTCAGTAGAGAAGTTCAAAGGTCTAATGTTCCAAATCGAGCAAGAAGCAAACGCGATTGCAAAAGATACTCGTAGAGGGAAAGGTAACATCGTTATCTGTTCTTCAGACGTAGCATCAGCATTGCAAATGGCAGGCATCTTGGATTACACACCAGCTCTTAACTCTAACAGCTTGGCAGTAGACGACACAGGAAACACTTTCGCAGGTGTTCTTAACGGTCGCTATAAAGTGTACATCGATCCATATGCAGTAGGTAACTACTTAGTAGTAGGATATAAAGGTTCTTCATCTTTCGATGCAGGTCTATTCTATTGCCCATACGTACCATTACAAATGGTTCGTGCAGTTGGTGAGAACAGCTTCCAGCCAAAAATCGGGTTTAAAACTCGTTACGGTATGGTTGCAAATCCATTCGCACGTGGCGGCGCAGCTGCTAACGACGGTGCATTGACAGCAGACTCTAACGTTTATTACAGACGTGTAGCGATTAGCAACTTATTCTAAGTTGAACTAATAACAATAAGATTGAGGTTAACTCAACCTACTTTAAGGACTCCTTCGGGAGTCCTTTTTTTTATCCTAGATATTCTGTGAGTTTGTTGACTTTGTTACAAAAGTCGTGATAAGCACTAGTCACTTTATATTGGTTATAAAAGAAGTACTTATGAATTCGTTCCCATAGTGTTTTTTCAACCATTGGGTAACCAAAAGAAAATACAATACATTCGTAATGTTTGTAATTACGCCACATCTGTACATTCCAAAACTTAGTTAATTCCTCATCTGTATATGGCTTTTCTCGCCTTTCCATTTGAGAAACTTTGTCATAACTATGATCGTCCCATACAATATGTAATGTTATGCCACCTTCAGACCACCACGGAACCTCGCTACAGGGTCTTTCTTTGGAGTTAATAACATTATCATACCAATGAATATCACACCTCAGATCCCTAACCTCCTTCATGAATTGGCCCTTCTGCTCCTTTGTATTGAATACAACACCAATATATCGGTGCTTTGAGTCAGCATGGCCTTGACAACTTGTGAAGGTTAGATAGCCTTTTTTCTGTAGAGCAAGCACAGCATCTTTAACGCCAGGCTCTAAATTCTTTTCTATAATATCTGAATACTGACTAACGAACGTACTTACATATTTGCCGAATTCATCTTTAAATACATAAGTACGTCCATTATCAAAGTACTCATTACCCTTTACAAACATGGCATACTTGTGACAATCCTCAGGCGTATTGAGTGCTGGGATTGTTTCTTCTTGTATGTATTGTTGTTCGTATTGGATACGATATTCGTATTGAGATCTCAATAGTCTTTTACTCCATGTTTTTCAATATCGTTAAGCATCATTTGTAACATTTTTTTAACATCTTCAATGCTTTCACCATCTATTGAGACTGGATCGTTTGACCACCCATCGCCGTGGTCTAGTTGGTAGTATTCGTGGATGGCATAGTTATCTACTCCATCAAAGTTTCGTTTCATTAACTGATAATGCCATTTACTCATAAGTTCCACTTCCTCGTTTATAGCTCTGCTAATAGTTCTTTTAGTTTTTTCTTT